TATGCCCGAAGAGCAATATGGCTCCGCTGGTCATCAGCCCGAGCTCGTACCCCACGGTCACGTGGATGCACGGCCCGATTGAGCCTGACTATACTAAAGACGGCTGCATCGTGGACAAAGTAGAGGTCGAAATCCTGATAGTCAGCAATGACTACGAACAGACAATCGACATCGCGGCAGCAGTCCGTAAAGCGGTTGAGTACCAGTCGTACAGCGACGGAGATGTGACGATTCCAATCATCACTATTCAGTCTATCAGCGAAGACGCTGAAGCCGATGCCTATATACAGTCGATCGTACTTAGTTTCGAAATAGAGTCAGAACGTGAAAATTAATAAAAATTAATATATATTAACAAAATCATGCCTAGTTACGTAAAAGGAAATTTAATTAACGTTTTCTACGCTACTAAAGTTGGAAACGAAACTGTGTGGAAGTACTTCGCACACACGACCAGCAACTCTTTGCAGATGAGCTCTCAGACCAATGAGATCTCTAGTAAAGATTTAGGAAACCACCCCGATCATGAAGTTACCAGCCAGAACTGGACTATGTCGGGTGAGTTTTATTTTACAAACGAAAACGCAAAAGTTGCTATGGATATGGCTAACAGCGCAAAGCGAATCAGTTTCGCATTCGCCAAGGTCGGCAACCCCGCTTCTGCTGCTGCTGACGGTCTGAAGCCCGTCACCGGCTACGGCTCTGAGACAGCCTGGACCATGGGTACAGACTTCGTACAGTACGGCTCTGCCCGTTGCACCAGCTTCTCAATCACAGCCGCTCAGGGTGAAGTCTGCACATGTTCGACCGAGTTCACAGGCGACGGTGCACTGAGTTCTACAGCTCCCGAAGCTCCTGAGTTCTATGCAGAAGTTGCGGGATAATACATAAGGCTTCTAAAGTCTTTTGTTGTGTTTCATCAGGCGAGCCCGACCGATTTCCGGCCGGGCTTGCTGTTGATAAATACAAAGTAAAATTTATATTATTATATTAAGTGACATGACATTAGACATAAAAGGCAAGCAGATTGAGATTAAGTTCAACTTCAAGGCAGAAATTCTGTTCGAGGAAATTAACAAAGAAGCGTTCAAGGGAGCAAATACAAGTGACTGGATCACAATGTTTTACTGCAACTTGCTATCATGCGGCGGTGACGGTCTTCTGACTTATGAAGAGTTCGTGGACTGGCTCAGCGATAACCCCACGCTTCTGTACGACTATATCGACTTATACACGTCGTATATTGAGAATATCACGAAGCAACGGGCTATCCAGGCTGAAGCGGCGGTTGTAGACGAAAAAAAAAGAGTGACGAAGACATCCAGGAAAGTGAAGTAAAAGAACTCTACTTTCACTTCTGGTTGCGGGTTCTGGTCTTCGAGTACCGGACAGTCACACTGGAGTACTTTCTCTTCAAGATGACACCGATAGAACTCGACATGTGCACGAAGAATCTGGAGTACACAGACCGCCCGCTTTGGGATACGACTCGAATTCTGAGCATGTTCACAATCATGCCACACACAAGAAAGAGAGTCAAGCTCCACGAGATGTTTCCGCTACCGTGGGATCAGGTGTACGACCCCGAAGAGCAAGACCTGATGCAGCATGCAAAGCAGATGGAGGCCATAGCAGAAATGCTGACAAAGCGTGACTTCGGAAAGAAAAACAAAGAATCATAGGATTGTAAAGATAATGGATAGTCTGAAAGTTAACGACACAGAACTTAAAATCACCTTAAAAGCGGCAACGCTTTTCGAGAGCCTGACGGGGCAGAATTTTAACTCCGTCTTTGACTCTTTTTCAATGAAAAATTCTTTACTTCTTATGTTCTGCTGCTATATGGCGGCAGGAAAACCGCGTGATTCCTTTTCGGAATTCTTAGGATTCGTTAACGAAGAGAATTATTGCGGTTTTTTAAAATTAATCGAAGACTTCTATGGCAGGGGCTAAACTAAAAATCGGAATAGGCATCGAAGACCAGGGTCTTAAGCAGACTTTGACTCAGGATGCTAAATCGGTCGAAGATTTCGGCCGGAAATCACAGACGATGGCCGCGGAAATCGAAGACGCGGCTCAAAAACAGGCAAAAATCATCGCTCAGGGCGGAAATTATCGCTTCGAGCTCAAGAATCTGACGCGCGAAATCCAGAACTATACGATGGCTCTCCGTTCTATGTCTGATGCGGACAAAAACGGGGCAGTCGGGCAGGCTATTTCCGAGAAATTGGCAGCAGCGAAGCAGCGAGCAGCCGAATTGAAAGACACAATCGGCGATCTTAACAATGAAATCAGCAATATGGCTTCTGACACTGCTTCTATTGATGCTTTCAATCAGGCTATGGGTGTGGCAAGAGATTCTGTTTCCGCTTTTATCGCTGTTTCCGGACTATTCGGTACGGAGCAAAAGCAGCTTGAAGCAACTTTACGAGATTTGGCCGCTATTATGACTGTTTCAAATACAGTCATCGGCATCACCAATGCGCTTCAGAAGAATTCTGCTGCTATGTCGCGTATAGTTTCGCTTCAGAAGAAAGCAGAAGCGAGAGCAACTGCACTTGCAACTGCTGCAACGAAAGCTCAGACGACTGCAACAAAAGCCGCCATTATCCAGCAAAGACTCTTCAATTTAGTTGCTAAGGCTAATCCATATGTACTCTTAGCTACCGCTATCATCGGCATCGGAGCCGCTCTTTACGGCTTCATCAAGTTCTCTCAGAAAGCCAGGGCCGAGCAGGAGAAGCATAACAAGGCTCTCGAGGAAAGCCGCAAGAAGATGCAGCAGTTTATCGACCGTCAGAAAGAACTGGCCGGTGAATCTGAAAGTGTACGTGTGAAGTTCTATATGCTCACTGAGCAGTACAGACTCTTGAAGAACGAAGCAGAAAAGAAGAAGTTTATTGAAGACAATGCTTCTGCTTTCCATGCACTCGGTCTGCAAATCAACTCAGTGACCACAGCAGACAAAATCTTTATCAAAAATACGGATAAAGTCGTGGCCGCTCTTATCGCTCGTGCAGTAGCCGCAAAGAAAGCGGAGCAGGCAGCAGACCAGCTAATCGAACTGGAGAAGAAATACAAGTCAGAAGACCGCCAGTTCGATGCCGGCAGCAATACCAGTAAAAACGGCAACTATTACAGAAAAGTAAAGAATCAGTCAGACGTTTCAGATGATGAAGCCCGCAGGGCCGGTGTACGTACACGTTCACAGCGTGCAAAGTACTGGGATGACCCCGAATCTGGCCGGTCTATATACGTCGGGAGTGACGAGTTCACCCGTGATGAAATCAAAAAGATTGAAAAGAACCGCGAACGTGAAGCAAGAGCCGTGCAACGCTCAGTCCGTGCACGATATGATTCTGAGAAGAAAGCTATACAAGACGGTGTAAAAGAAGCAGTTAAGGCTCAGTACGATGCAGATAAGGCTCTTGCTAAATTCTCAGACCCTAAAAAGATTAAAGGTTCTGGCGGCGGCAGCGGAAAGACCACGAAGAAAGACGAAGAAAAGCCCGAAAAGGGCTCTCTTGCAGACCTGAGAAAGCAGCGTGAAGAACTCGACAAGATTCGTCAGAACAAGACATATGCCAAGCATAAGACCAATGCTGATGAAGTCGAGAAAGAAATCCGCAGACTTGACCAGTTAATACAGAACGAGCAGTTCGTGATTGATTTTAACACGGACCCCGCCAAAGTCGAATTACAGACGATTGAAGAGCAGTATAATAAGCTATATGCCCGCTCACGTTCTGCTAAAATCGACACTGAAGACGTGAAAGACCGCGGACAGGATATGCAGACTCTCAATCAGACTATCGTGGACAGAAAGTACAAGATCGGAGCCGATATATCTCCGGCTATGGATTCTCTGATTGAACTCCAGAAGAAAGCAGATGAAGTACTGGACACCCTGTCCAATCCGGAATTAGCCGGAGCAGATTTCTCCGAACTGGAGCGTCAGTACGAAGACCTGATGAAGCAGGTTTCCGCTAAACGGACCGAATTAGGAATCACAATAAAACCGGATGAAGGCTCTATCGACGCTTTACAGGCTCAGATTAAAGACCTGCTCGACCAGCGTAATGCACTCAAGCTCGATGTCCAGACAGATGAAAGCAAAGCAAAAATCGACGAATTAACCGGAAAAATCAACGAACTCCGAGCTCAGGTTAACGGAGCAGTGACCGAGTATAAAATCGACACCACAGCCGCTAACGTTTCGCTCGGAATGCTCGAAGGGCGGCTCAGTGAGATGCGAAAGGAAATCACACTGTCTGTCGGGATGGACGACGAGTCACTCAAAGCAGCAGTCGATAAGTGCAAAGAGCTCGAGAAAGAAATCAAAGACCGTAAAATAAAAATCGGTCTTGAAATCGACCCGAACGTAGAGAAACTTAAAGACCTGGACGAGAAGAGAAGCGAGATGCAGATGACTCCGAAAGTTTCGTCTTTCAAGAAAGCAGTACCTGACGAAGCCCCGTCCGCTAAGGACTATGAAGGGCAGCTCGCTGCCATCGAGTCTGAGATGGACTATAATGATTCTCTCCTTGAGCAGCTCAAAGAACTCCAGGAAGAGTACGCTAAGTTGGGTGAAGCCGGAAAGGAGGGCTACGACCAGATTGGGGAGTCTATCGGTCAGCTTAACGAGAAGCAGGACGAACTCGGTGAGAAAGCGAAAGATGTTGACAAGAGCAACAAGAACCAGAAGAAACTGCAAAAGAACTGGAATGCCGCAGCAGATGCTGTCGGAAACTTCGGTTCTGCA